ATGACACCAGAGCAATTAAAACAGGCCCGGCAAGCGCTGGGCCTCTATCAGCAAGCCATGGCTGATGAGCTCGGTGTGAGTCGGGTATGGGTAGGACTAATGGAGCGCGGGGAGAAAGAGATAGAGCCACGAACGGCGCTTGCGGTAGAGTGTCTGCTGCGGCGGGCTGGGAAATGGCCGCTATAACGGATTAATCAACAGCACAGGAGGTGCCCATGAAAACCACATCGCTGACACTCACCCGCCGCGAAGGCGAAGCGCTCATCATTGACCATGATATCCGGGTGACGATCAAGCAGGCCCAGGGCGGCCAGGTGTCTATCAATATTCAGGCGCCGGAGAATGTGGATGTAATCAGGGAGGAGCTGGAAGGGGTTTGGCCGGTAGAGGATTAGGACGAATAGCCTGGCGGCAGGTGTCGGCGCAGGCGCTCAGACTCATGCGCGATGCGGCAGTGGTCCGGCTCCCACCAGAACAACGCATCAATCACCCGTCTGGCCCGTCGCCACCGGGGCGTATGATCGCGCAGCCGCCAGCACCGGGCGGACAAGGTTTCATCGGCCATGCCGAAGCCCTCGCCGTGTGCGTAGACACAGCAGTTGGCGAGCTGGTCGAGGGCGATCAGGAGCTGCCTCACGCCAGCGCCTCGGTGATCTTGGCGGCGTACTCATCGCGCACCAGTTCGTTGATCCGGCTCTGCCGCCCGATCAGCCGGGCCAGTACTGCATCCATATCCTCAAAATCCCCACGCAACACCGCTTGACCTGAGTCCACCGCCGCGACAACGGCTTCCGCTCGGGCGAGGTATGGGGTGCGTGCTGCATCGGGTATCTGCGACCCGCCGAGGTACTCCGCCGTCAGCCGAGCCAGCATGACGTAGATCATCTCCAGCATCTTGGACTGGTCGGCGATCAGGTCGTGAATGTCCCCCAGCTCTGAGTCGATCCGCTTGCGCAGCCCCTGCTTCAGGGCGGCGGCCATCTGGCTTTGCCGGATCAGGTCGGATATCTCAGCCGCGGGCTCTTCGCGTAGGTCGATTTCAGGGTGCTGCTCAACTGCGGCGGTGCCGATGTACCAGTGCCGCCCGTCACGCTCACCGATATAGTTCAGGCTGCTATCGTCAGCCGCTTTGGGCCGTAAAGCTGTGCCGTTTGGCCCGGCTGTATCAATGTGCAGTGCTGAGTAAATCATAGGTAGTCCTTACTGGAGATAGGCCGAGGCGCGAGGGGCGGCGTTGCTGAGGCCGTTCGACCGGGTGTAGTTGAAGAGCCGGTAGAAAACGCCAGCGACCGCCGCATTCGCCCAATAGTCGCCCGCAACCGGGAACATATTGTGCCGGTTGTAACGGTACAGATAGTCATTGCCGAACTGGTTTGTTCCTGTTGCGCTGGTTGCGTTATTGTCCTTCGGAATGAATCCCGCCGTACTCCATGCAACGCCACTGCCTGCCCCGTCGATCACCTGATTGCTGCCGTTACCCCAGTACACCGTGCCCGTCGTGCTGCCCAGCGCGTGCGGGCTGGTCACGCTGTCATACAGGGTGTTCAGGTGCGTCGTGTTACCCCACGCATCCGTACTGCCATCCCACCCGGCGGTCAACGACGCCAGCGCGACCGACTCCTTCAGTACATAAATCGTGTCGTTGCTGAGCGCAGTCGTGCTCGTGGCCGATGTGCCGGGGGCTGTAATGCCCAGAGCGCAATCGAACAGCGAGCCGTTCAGGTCAGCCACGCCGCAGTTTTGCCCGTTGTGTGTCGTCTTGGCAAATGGCACACCGCTGCCAGCCAGCGGCTTGTTGGCATTGCCGGAGTCGCCCGCCGTAGTGAACGACACGCCGGCATCATTGGTGTCGCCTAATGCGTTGTTATTGCAGCCTTTCGGGAAGTTAGTTGTACCGCCCGCGTCGTACCACGCACACGCCATAGTGCCTGTTGCCATCTGACCATGAGCCAGTGACAGGATTGCCAGCGCACCGAGCATGAATGCTGAGCACTGATTGTACTGACTGCCTCGCGCACGCCCCAGCACCACGGCATCGGCCAGAATGCCGGTGCAGCCGGTGAGTCCGTCGGTGCGCGTATAGCTTGTTGAGGTTGTCAGCGATAATGGCACACCGTTTTTAACCGACACTGCATTACCTGAACCATCATTACTGCTCAGGTACTTGTCGATGAAGAAGCCCGACTTCTCACTACCACCGTCAATGAACGCACGGTGCATTGCCCAGCCCGCCGCATTGGCCTCAGCCTGATTTGCAAAGGTTTCGATACCAACAATTTCGATACTGTTGGCTCCATAGGTCGCATACTGTGGCGCACTGGCATTACCCACGCGGTAGTAGAACTTCGGCACGAATACCATGACACTGCCATTGGTGTGCTGGTAGTTGCCGTAGTTGTCGTGCGCGGGGTCGTCGTAACCGGTCATCGGTGAAAGACCGGCGGTTGCCAGATCGGATTCCGGGTAGATGCCCGCACCAAACCCCTGCTCACCAGCCGTGCCAATCAAGCCGTCCGTCAGCACAAATTCCAACACCGTGATCGAGAACGTCCGGCCATTGACCGTGAGCGTTTCCGCGCCGAAGCTGCCGTCCGCTGTGTACGTAATCACGTCATCCGTAATTGAGATGGAGCCCAACACGGCGCTGACAGTGTAAGTCGTTTCGCTGTCGTAGTTTGTGATCTGGCCAGTGATGGACTCGCCCTGATAGAGCTGGGTGGCTGACCATTCAACCTGTACAGGCGCGGCAGCGCCGGAGATGGAATCACTATCCGGCAACTGCATTATCTTCCCGCCAATTCGCACGAGCGGCTTGTTTTCTGTCATCCCTTACAGCTCCACATAGCCGTCATCATTGGTCACAAGCTCAGTGGTCGACTTGGCATACCCCAAGTATTGGCTGATCTTGCCGACATTGCCGCCAGCGGTTTCATCGAGCGGCGTGGCGAGCACATCCCCGGCAGTGCCGAGATAGTACCGTGTACCTGCGGTTAGCCCCGTCATAGACGCATTTACGCCATCGAGCGGGTAGACCGTGGCTGTGCCTGACAGGGATACAGACGCCGTGACATAACCATCCGCCTGGCGACCGTTGGAGTTATCGGCCAGTCGCACTGAGAACGTACCTACATCATCGTGGAAGTTGACGAAGTCACCAGCCGATAGCGCCTCAGACGCCGTGGCCTGCACGGTATCGGCCCCGATGCCTACCGGCATAAACGACTGATCGAGACGGCCCGATCCATCGAGCGCGGGAATCTTTCCAGTGTCGCCCGCGCCAGCGGATGAAGTGATTGCGAATACCTGTTTTGTTTTGCCCGCTACGCGAGCCAGAAAACCCTGAGCCATGGTGGTTACCTCACAGTGCTATTGGGGGTTGTGAATCAATAATGATTTCAGTTGCTGATGTGGCGGAGCCAATATCGAGATCAAAGCCGGTTGTCGGTGGCGTTTGGGTTAGTGCGCCATTTGCGCCAAGCCAGATTGTTCCAGGAGTCCACGCCCAACCACTATCAGACAACTTGCCGAACCGCTGGACAGAGACATTGCCGCCTGCAGATGCCGCGGTTGTCGTTACACCGACCAGCAGCTCTATATGATCGGCATCACCCGCATCGAGCGGATAGACTTGTCCATCGAGTTCGTACACGGCACGCAGGGCGCTGATGGTGGTTCCGGCTTGCAGCGATACAATCGAATCGCCAGGCGGCCCGGGTGGCCCCGGTGCCGTAAGCGCCAGCGTTACCTGCGGCGGCGCGGACGATTGCAGGCAGACTTGGTGCACCGTCTGGCTAAAACCGAGCTGAACGGACGCAGGATCATCGATATCAACCAGCGGGGCTTCGATCAGCGCCAGTGTTACCCATGCCCTGCTCATTTGGTCACATCCTCCTCGACCTGCAGGACGAATGTAGGCGTACTGGTGACGACGCCGCCGACACTAAATTCGAGGTCGATATTGTGGTAGCCGATCGCCCAGCCGCTGGTATCAGGATTGCTCGGCGCCAGGGTGTACTTGCCTGTATTTGCCACCTGATCCGGGTCGATAGTCGCCACCAGATCGGCAACGAGGGTGCCGTTACGGGTGCGGATCTGGCCCCGAATAGTGTAGTCGGTCAAATCCTGCGGAACGGCATCGTCTGGCGTGTCGCCGATACCGTAGGTGCCGGACAGAGCAAAGGTATCGCCCGTCTTGAACGGGCGCGGGAATTTATCGGGTGCGGCCATGCGGATCCTCGCTATACGGGTTCGGCGTTAAGCGTTGTGATATCTGAAATCGTGAAAGGCTGGGTTGGGTGGAATGCCTGAGCGTATATTTCATCCGTAGATGGATTTGAAACAATACAAAACCCTATCCAGTTCGCGCCATACTCTTTCGAATCAAACAGGAATTCGAAACTCTTGCGGTTCGTCAGACCGTTTCCGATTTCGATCCAATTAACATAGGGCACAACACTTGATGGATCCCTATACACCTCATAGCTACCGGCGTTGTTTGGGTCTGAGTAGGTTTGGCTGTGTATTGTTTCAACAGAACCGTCGATATCAATTTCAGATTTAACGTTAACCGAAAATGTGACGTTGACGTTATTAACAAAATCTTCCTCGATCGATATATTCCGATCATCGAAAACGAATAGATTCTTTCTGACATCTGCCGACAGTAGCCGCTTGCCATTATGCGTCTGCCCGGCTGATTCGGCTGATGTGTTCTGCCACTCGTTGACGTATGACGTAGAGTGCAGTCGACGGGTTGTGTAGTCGTAACCGGAGAAGCTGCAAACGGTATTACCGGCCAGAGTGACAGTATCAGTCACCGTGTGGCTCTCATCAAAAACGGTTCCGATATTGGCACTGATAAGCTCTGGCATATCATTTACGCGCACGTAGGTGTGCGATGTTTTCAGGACAAGCGGATCATCTTGGAATGACCAGTCAGCAGCCAAAACAAACTCATGATCCTCGGTATCCGATATCGTTCCAGAGTTGGTTTCGATTATCGAGTAACTGTTGTTTTCCCAGATAGCAGCGCCAGTGCTGCCCCGGATAATTACGCGTAGCCCGTCTGATGAAAATCTGGCAGTACATTTTGCACTGGCTATTCTAAAGTAATGGCCGTTACTTGGGTGGACGAATACCGCGTTATAACCGGAGAGATATTCACGAACCCAAGCGCCGTTGTCGTAGCGGTAAAAGTACAGATACCCCGCCCCCATGCAGCACACGATAGGGATGCCATCACGAAGTCCGCCGCCATAAACGTTATAGGGCGCATTGGTGAGCCGCGATCCATTTAGATAAACGATAGCTGTTGCCGGTTTCCAGCTAAGCGTACCGCCGACACCCTGCCAGTGATCGAAGTCATTACCCGTAACCACGACATGAGTCGTCGGCTTGGAAACGATTGCACCGCCACTCAACTGCAAGAAGTGTCTATCCCCATCAACCCAAACCCGCAGTCCGCCACACGGTCGAGGATCATGCTCAAACCCAATGACAACTGGATTGGCCTGATTAGCATCGAACTGAACCACAACATCGTCACCCTCTTCGAAAGCGGCAGCGTTGCAGCTCATGTACTGCACTGGCACTGATTCGAGACTGCTGTCGATGTTGGTATCTAAACCGTGATTGTGCGTCGGCACCCGCAGCGTGACATTCATGGTGCCATCGCCATTGATTGCGGTAACGGTCCCGGCCCGGTAAGTGGGTTTCCATTTCTGAACGCCAGGTTCAACAGCTGCGTTGAAATAGCACTGGTGCGGATCCTGCCAGACTCTGGGCACCATGAGCCCATCGGTTTGAACATGAGCACGAGGCAGTAGGCATATAGAGCCATTCGTGCCGGGGATCTCTACTGTAGCCCTGTCACCAGATAATAGGGTGTCATATTCAACACACCACATATCAGCTGCGGCAGGATTGGCGGCAGCCTCGATCTCGGTAAGCTCGTTCTGGTGCGACTTCTTAGCCGCTACCTGCTGTGTGCGGCGGCCTTTTGCTGCTGCCAGCTCAGTAGATGCAACACGCATATCGTTCTGAGCCTGAATCAGGGTATCCCGTGCGATGGTAGTCGCACCCTCCTCCGTCTCAGCTTCTGTCGTGTATTGTTGAAGCGCCGCATCCAGTGCGGCCTTTGCCTCTTCCTGAGTCGCCTCAAGCTCGGTTATCTGGCTGTCGAGCTCAGCGATGCGGCCATCGCATTGCGCGATCAGTTGTTGGAGTAGTGTTTTCTTAGCCAGGTACTGCGTCTCGTTGTAGTCAACGGTGGCGGTGTAGAGCGCATCGCCCTGATGGCTGCTGATCGTCGCCTTGCCCATTACAGAGAACGCTCCCCAACATCCATGTACTGATCTTTTCCGTTGGCGTAGTAGTTGATATAGGCCACTGTAAATGGCGTACCCCGGCTGATTGCGGTCTGGCCGGGCCGCAGGAACCAATCAATGTCACAGCGCACTCGGATATCGGGCGACATGCTTTGGCTGCGCACGTTTTGCAGCACCCGAGCCCCGGTATCGTCCGGCACTTCAAACTGGGTATAGCCACTGATGGTCAGCGTGTAGTTGGTCGGCCCTTCGGATATCTGCGGGGTTTGAATCGGCGCCCGCGCCAGCTCGGTCTCATTGGTTTTGCCGGACTGGTACAGCACCCCTTTCCAGATTACGAACTCGGGGTCGGTTAATGCCAGAATAGAATCAGCCACCCCGGACGCTGCCGGAATGACAGCCTGGACGTATGAGGCCCGGCCATCCTGAATCGTGGCTTGCCAACTGCTGATCGGAACGCGGATCGTGGTATCGCCCGCGATAATGTCGCAGGCGTAATAGGGTTTAGTGGTGAACGGGTCGAGAATGGCAGCCCAGTCTGCGAACATCTTTGCAGACGGGATGCCCAGCGCCGGACCTTGGCCCTCAACAACAAAGCCAGACGGCTCACCAAGGGGCTGACTTAGGGTTCTTGCGGTATTAGGCTCAAGCGCTATCGCTGGCAATCCAGTACCACTATTCCATAGCGTTGCTGAATCACTTTCTGAAATAGCGTGATCAAAGATCGCCAGATCATCATGCACGGCCTGGCTATAGCTGGATGTTCCGCCAGCATATGACCCAAGCGCAAAGCTGGCTGATGGGTCAATACTGTATCCGGCCGCCGCCGTCGCCCGCGTCACGCCATTAACGTCAAGTCGCGTTGCAGTTCCGTCGCAGGCAATAACAACAAGCAACGGACCGCCGAATAGTTCGCCCTGCACTCCAGGGTTATATTCCAGGAAGTGGCCGTAGTCGCCATTTTCATCGTAGATATCAACGTACAGCCCAGAGCCGTCATCATAGATACAACAATCAAAAGTGGACGGAGTATTTACCCAGTCGCCCATCGAAAACAGCGTGACAGAGTATCCCAACGGAACAGAACCAGGCATTGGGTAGTCTACCAGTACGCAGATAGACCACTCCGCCAGCAGGCCGCTTTCTCCGGCCATCTGAATATATCCAGCACCAGCCGGCGAGTACGTTGTTGCTGTGGCTGCGAGATCACGCCCGCGCCCCATAACGCCATCAGCTATAGACTCGCCTGCGCTGTCACCGGCAACGGTGGCAACCCATCCACCGATAACATCCACTGCCTCGCTGCCGGACGCCTCGTTGAATGGCCAGTAATGGATCAGTGCCATCAGCCCACCGTTAGCCCAACAAGGATCAACGACATACCTGAGGTCAGATCGACCTCATTCAGCACACAGTAACCGGGGACGGCGGCGTTGTGCTTGATGACCGGCAGCACAGAAAACACTGTGCCTGCTCCGTCTTGAATTTGAGCATCAACAGCTTGGCCGGTGGCTGATGCGGTGTAGCTTCCGCCAGCATCGGTCAAAGTTAGCTGCCCGGTGGTGCCATTGACCGTACCGGCAGGATCGCTAAGCGTAAATGTTGCCAGCGCCGCCCCAGCGCCATCTCTTACCACAACTTGGGCCGGGTTCGCGTCAGCATCAAGCGCATTCAGGTAGCCGGTGTGGGCTGGAATTAATGCCGCCGCTGTATGGTGGTTACTCATGCGCTCAGTTTCTCCATGATCAGCAGTGTCAGGGTTGCGTTAGTCTGGCGGCGCTGTAGCCGCTCGGGGATGGCGTTAAACACCCCTTCTTGAGTGGATACGATCAGGCGCGGATACAGGCGCACCATGCGAGATAGGTTTTCGAACTGGGTATCGGTGTACGGAAACACAACAGCCAATGTCCGGTCTGCATGTGAGAATCCGGCATCGTTCGCCGTCGCGCCACCGTCAAGCGTCTGGATCCTGTTTGCTCGGCGAGATATATCCTGCAAAGATGAATCGATAATCGGATCCACCGACTCAATGCCAAGCGGGTCGAATGTTGGCGAGGTGATCGTAATCATGGTGACTCATACCCCCAGCAACATATCGAGACCGTCTTGATTCACGCGGGTTTGCACAGTGCGCAGGATCTCCCACATGAAGGCTTCCAAGTGAGGCTGGAGACCGGCGCCATCGATGGTGATTGCTGCATCGCCACGCGCCATGGATTCAGCCCGCTCCTGAATCAACTCGGTCTGAGCCTGCATTTGTTTGATCTGCTCCTCGGTCAGCCTTTGCTGCTGCTCGAAAGCCTTAGCGCGGCGATCCTCTTCCGCGTCGATCTGATCCTGAAGCGCCCACTTATCAGAGAATCCGAGGTCGCTATCTGCGAGCGTTCCCCACAGGTCGCCCATCAGCTGCGCGGTACTATCGATAGCTGTATTCAGGGTATCGAACACGCCCAACGCAATATCCCGCTGCGCCTCGATTTCGGCCAGATCTAGCTCGAAACCAAGCTCTAACGTCTTGAGCGTTTCAGCGCTGGCGAGCTCAGCAAGTACGGTCCTGTACTGCGTAGCCAGCTCCATTTCCAAGAGCTGTTTTTCGTGGGCGTTCTGCGCAGCCTGGGCAAGCTCTTCCTTGGATTTGGCCAGGGCATCGGTGGCGTCCTTCTCATTGCTCAGTTCACCAAGCCAGCCTTCTTTCACAGCAAGCCGCTTGGCCTCGATGAGCTCGTTTTGCCGGGCGACATCGAGCATTTCGAACTCGCCTTTGGATAGCTTATCGAGGGCGTCGACCTGTTCGAGGGTTGTGGTTTTTAGCTGCTCCTGAGCCTCTGCCGCTTCTCTGGCGCGTTCCGCCTGCTTTCGTTGCGCGTCAGATAAAGCAACGAGGGTTGCAACCTGATCTTCGTAACTTCCTCGCGAAGCCTCAACCTCGGCTCGAATGCGCTCCTCGGATTTTGCGGCCCACTCTTTCAGTTCAACTATTTCGCGGGTTTGCTGGTCTGCTCTCGCAAGCGCCTCAGTGTTTCCATCCAGTGCCGCTTGCTGATCCTTGACAGCCTGCTCCATTTCCTGAGCTCTGCGGGCGGCGGCCTCGGTACTTGTCTCAAGACCAAGTAATCCACGACTCAAGTCGTAGATATCCGGGGCTACAGCCACCAGCGCACCAAACCCAACAATCAATCCAGTCACCGGATTAAAAAGGAGTGGTCCTATACCCGATACCGCGCTCGATACACCCGCAAACCCTTTAACGCCACCGAGGATAATCAGGGAGTCCGCCAGCGTACCCATCACTGGCAGCAACGTATCAATACCGGTAGCCAGGCCGAATATTGAGCCAACTAGGTTCTGTGCACCATCGCCAGACTTGTTGAAGTCATCAATCATGCCCGCGATGGTCTGAATAAAGGGCTTCAGGCCATCGACTGCGCCAGCGGTGAGATTGGTCAGGGACGATACGCCGTCGATCAAGACTTGGATGGCCTCAGCGAGATCGTCCGGGTTGGTCAAATCCAGATCCCCGAATAGACCGCTGATACTTCCGCCCAGGTTGTCGAATGCAGTTAGTAGCGTGTCGAAATCAACCTGCTCCATTGCCTCCGGCAATGCGCTGGCAATCCCTCGTAAAGTTTCGGTGATCGTATCGGCTGCACCATCGGCGGCATCGTAGAGCTCATCAAACGCCCCGCCGCTGAACTCAAACGATACCGACTTGAATAGATTAGATAGTTCGCCAACAATATCGTCATAGCCATCAAGTAACGGCTCGCCAGCGGTGACGAAAGCGGCCTGAATGTTGTTCAGCAGGTTCTGGTTGATATTCTCGAATGATTTTTCAAGCTCGGCATTAGCTCTAGCTGCTGCTCCGGCGCGCTTCTCCATCGCTTCAAGCGCAGAGGCGAAAGCCCCGGAGTTATCATTAGCCAGAGCTAGTGCGGCCTGCACCGCCTCGGTTGACCCAAATAGATTGGTCATCTCCTCAGCGCTTCCGCCCGTCTCTGCCTTGAGCGCAGCCATGACACCATCAAGGCCATCAGCCTCAAGTGTCACGCCGCCCAGAGCGCTCGTAAGATCCTCGGACGGCTTGAGCAGTTCGGTCAGCAGTGCCTTGAACTTGGTCGTTGATTCAGCGGTGTTGCCGGTGGTGATGGTCAGTGCAGCAATCGCGGCATTTACATCCTCGAATGGGACCTTTGCAGCCGACGCTATGCCTGTTACCTGGCCAAGACTGGCCGCTAATTCAGGGATGCTGGTTTTACCCTTCTGAACTGCGGTAAACAGTACATCCGTGTAATCCCCGGCCTGCGTGACCTCAGCTCCGTAGGCGTTCATTGAACTGGCCAGTAGGTCGGTGACCTGACTCAGGTCGGCCCGTCCACCGGTCGCCAGTACCTCGGCATCAGCGACCAGCTTCACGGCATCGGCATAATCTGTGCCGGTTGAAATGGCCTGATAGACCGAGGCGTTGATCTGCTCGATGGATGACGTTGAATCTTGCGCATAGCGCAGGATCTCATCGCCCAGCGTCTTGACCTGTTCTTCGGTGCCGCTGAATAGTGTACCGATCTCATCAACCGAGGTTTTGAACTCTCCCGCCTGGTTGATCGCCACACCGCCCAGAGCCAAACCGAAGCCAACAACAGCCGTTTCAGCAGCCAGAATGTCTTTTGTCCAGTCAGCCATCGGAGACGTAATGGTCCCGACTTGCCCTTCCAGGCTGGACAGCTTATTCCCAATGCTGGTGACGGTCGGGCCGATCTGGTCGGTACCGGCAAAGATAATTTCAATCGTGCGGGTCAGATCAGCCATGCTTTATCGCCTTGTGCCGTTCGGCTTTTTCTTCCAAGTGGAATGACCAGAGGTGCGTTTCGGTATCGGTTAGGTAGCGCTCTGGAAACAGATCAGGCCGAATCTCGAACAGGAATCGCCCGTTTTTGTCCGCCAGCGAGAGCGCCAACTGGACATCATTCTGCTGCCAGAGCGCTAGGGCTTTGCCTTGGCTGTCGCTCCTTGGCCGGTCAGCTCCATGATTTTGTTGTGCAGCTGCCGGAAAGGGATCGGGTAATGCCGTGCCAGCTTCTGGACCTGTTGTAGATCCAGCTGCGGCGATACCAGCCCGAGGCGGACGTGCTCCATTTCCTTTTTCAGTCGCGCCGGGATGTCATCGCTGCTGATACCCAGCGCTTCAGCCAGCGCCGCCGCCTTCTCCGGCGCAGAGCCGGCCGCCAGCTTTGTGGTGATCTCGGTCAGGATAGCGTGCTTCTGCGTTGCCTCGTCGGCAATAGACAGCTCTTCAGCACCCAGCATTTGCACGACGAATACCGGCTTTTCATCATCCGGGAAGAACGGCGCGAGGTCGGGCAGGCTTACCTCGGCCTGCCGTCGCTCGAACTGCTGCTGGCTGAATGCCTGCGCATCAAACATCAGGATTCAACCTCGCTCGCCGCGTCCGACGCGGAGATGGTGCAGGCTGCTGTCATCGAACCGGATGCCGGCCATGTCCGGGAGATACCCAGCACACCCTGGCTCATCACATGCGGTGCGCGGAACTTGTTGGGGTAGAAGTCGAACCAGAGATTTTCACCCTTGGCTTTGACCACCGGGTCTGTCACGCCGTCGCTGATCAGCTGGGTGAATGAACCCTGACCAAGCGAGCGTGAGACAGAGCCTTCGGAGCCGCCGTAGTACGCCTCGGAGCTGATGCTGAACGATTCTTCCGGCGCCACAAAATCACGCGCCTTCGGCAGGTCGGCGAAAATCGGTGTGGCATAGCTGGCATAGACGGCCTTGCCCACGCTGCCGGTATGTACGGCTGCCAGCGCAGCGGCAAAGCTTACGCGGCCACGGAAGCTGTCCACGGTATAAGTCGGGTAGTCGTAGCGCTCCTGGTGCAGGCCGACGGTCTGGAAAATTTCGGACGCGACAACCGGCGCAGCAGTTTGAGACGACAGGCGCACCTGACCGATCTCGATGCTGTCCACCGGGATCAGCGGCGGGCCACCGGCAGCGGCGCGCGTCTCGGTAAAACTGGTGCCCTCACTGCCAGCCACAGCCGCGATAGCCCCGGCAGCGGTGACGGTGATTGAGTAGATCAGATGCGTATCGACAGTAGGCCGGGCGCAGGTCACGTCAGTATCGGCGGCGACTGATTCCTGCGCACCCGCCAAGTAGCACGTCAGCGCCGCTACATCGACAACATTGTCAGATCCGGATGACGCCGGAGTGACAGCCCCGCCGTTGATCAGCCCGTTCGGACGCACCACCGGCTCATAGCCAGTCTTGCCAGACCACGGAGACGCGGCGGACGTGAATACAGTACGGTCGCCGGAGTCAGTCAGGGCGGCCATCGGGTACGCCTGCTGGCCGGATTCCATGCGCAGCAGCGCATTATCTGCGTTTGCCATGTGTGTTACCTCATGTCATTGATTGCGCGGTTGCGCGGGTTAGGATTGGAACGGGTTGCCGTTGCGGGTGTGATACTGGATTTCGATCTGTAGAGCGCAGCCGATTAGCGAACTACCGGGCTCGGGCGTGAACGGGATCATGCCGGTTTCAGTCATGGATTCAGCCAGGTCGCCCAGTGTCGGATCGGGTACGCCGTCAGCATCGTTAAACAGCGTTGTAATCAGTTCGGCATACATCGCGCCCGAGGCTTCGGCATACTCAGCCGTTGGAGCGTCACGCCGTATGTCATCGGTCTGGCGGACGTACTCAATCACCACCGGCATGGAGTGCGTCAATTGGCCGTATTCGTTGCGTTCGCTGGTCTGGTCCTGATCCCACACGCACACAAATACATCCTCGTCGGCGTACTGTTCGCGCCGCAGGATCGGCATTGTGGTGAGCGATTCAAGACGGCACATGACCGCCTTAACGATCTGTTCGCGGATGGTGTCAGTCATAGAAACCCTTGTTGATTAAGCCGATTTGCCGGTCGAGTTCGGCCATCATGACTTCCATGGCTCGCTCGTGTGCTTTGGCGGCAAGGCCGGGTGTTTTCTCGTAGATCATTGGGATACCTGGGCCTTCTTTCCGGCGCCACGGGATGCCCTTTTCCTTGTCGTACTTCGGGCTATCCACGTTCTCCTCAAACACACCGGAGTACCGCGATTGGATCAGAGTTGCGATAAAGGCATGGCGGTACTTCTCCCGCTTTCCATCACGCCAGATGCGGAACGACACGCCGCCCTTTTTCCCAGCTGCGGGTTTGGCGCTGTAGAACTCAAGCAGATTGAGTGGGCCACTCTTGAGGACTAGCTTGTAGGATGCTTGCCCGAGCGTGCCAAGCGAGGCTTGGTAGAATGTCGCCCGGGACCGAATGTCTTTTTTCTTGAGCGCTGCCTTGGCGTAGATGCCATCAACAATTGCCTTCCGGCCAGCATGACCGCCCTTATTGATCGCCCGTTGTGCGGCTCGCTCTGCACCGTTGCGATAGCCATACAACAGGTCGCGAACCCGCTGCATATCATCGCGATTGATCTGGACTAACTGACCATCGCCGTTTACCCGTGCCATCAGAGCTCCGTTACAACGGCCTTGACCGTATATCCGTCATTGCTGATTTTGCTTTCGACGTACCATTCACTGGTCTCGGTATGGATGCGGTCGCGTTTTTTCAGGTCGCCCACATCATCAACCAGCATTTCAGCCTCATTGCGGTACTCGGTGGTTTCGGTCTCGCCAGCGCTGACAACCTCCACATCGCGGTCGATGCGGACCAGTACGCTGGTGATGGTTTCTTGCGGGTGGTAACGCTCGAAGTCGCAGGGCTCGCCGGTCTTGACCAGCAGGCGCCGGGCGTGGCGTTTGAATGTCTTGTCCATAGTGCCTCCACAAACTGAAACGCCCCGGTTGGGGCGCTTGGATTTGCAGAGGGTTAGGTCCGCTTGCCGCGCTGGAGCATCTTCGGACGAGTGCAGATGAACAGCGGGTAGCTGTAGACCTCCACGTCCACGAACGCATTGCGGCCCGAGGTGTCCGGCAGGGTCATTGCGTACACGTCCTGTCCCGGGGTGTTGATCACGTCGAACCACTCGCCCGGGCTATAGGCAGCTTGGAAAGCACCCGGCGCATTTACCGGGAAAAACTTCACCTTATCCGCACCGATGGCGACCTTGGAGTCATCATCGGTACCGCGGTAGTTGATCCAGGTGATGCCGCCATAACGGAACGATTCGTAAGGCATGCCGACATCATTGCGCAGATCCGCGGCCTCCTGAGTATTCAGGTAGGTCTGGCGCGGCTCCTCGTGCGCAGTCAGGTCGTCCCAGAATGCGTCACCGCACAGGCCTACAACCTGAGTACGGCCCGGCACCCATGCACCACCGGCAGCCTTCTGCATCTGGCGGATCACTTGGTTGCACTTCTTGCGCACCGCGCCGGATGCCGGTGTTGCGTTATCCAGGTCGAAGTCGATTTCCGCATCCTGCGTCACACCCCATTCATCGAACCAGTTATTGATCACGGTGGAGTTGTCTGCGTCGTAAACGATGCCCTGAACCGCACCCAGCATCTGGTGCTCCCAGGTCAGTTCCATTTCGCGCATCAGTCCGGACGGGCCGTTCAGGCGATCAGCCACTTCTGCCTGAACCTGAACCAGCTCCGTCTCCGAACCAAAGGCGCGGATATTGGCCAGTTCTGAAGCGGTGATAGTGTCCTGCTTGGCGATACGGTTGGTGCGGAAATCACGGATGTTGCGCTTGGTCTTGGTTTTCTGCTCCAGCGGAGCGCCGCGCGCGGAGGTGGCAATGACGTTCAGGACGCCGTTCTTTTCTTCGATCGCCACGGTTTCCGTGCGAACTCGGCGTGGTGTGAAGATATTCATGCTGCGCAGCAGCGAGGGCTGGAATTCGGTCTTGTTGAGCGCGTCGGTCAGGGTGACCATCTTGAACGCGTCATCGTTAAAAATGTCGATAGTAGCCATATCGGTCGATCCTCAAATTAAAAAGCCCGCAATCGCGGGCTGTGAATTCGGTGTGAAGCGGTCTGATTCGGTAGGTTTAGCGAACGATGATGTTGCGCTTTTCAAGCTGCTCTGCGGCAGTCGCCTTGTTGCCAGAGGTTGCACCCGACAGGTACACCAGTTCTGCACCGTTAACCTCGGCAAGGCGCGCGATCAGGACGCCCTTCTTGTCGCCACTGGTCGCATCGACGTTATCGAACAGCACGCCCGCGGCGATCTCGGAACCGTCATTTGCCGCCGGATCCCATTCCACGATCTTGCCGGACCCTTCGGCCACAGTGATCGTGAAGGTGTCGCCCTTCGCAAAGTCAGCCGCGCCATCGGCCAGCGTGAATGTCAGACCGCCGCCAGAGAATTCAGAACCGACGGTACCCAGACCAACGACATCGCCCTCCGGGTCAACAACCTGGAACTCGCCAGCATTGGTGGCCGCTTCGGTGATCGTGAGCACGTAGTCGCCCGCCATCGCTCCGGCACCCACAGTGATTGCACCCATTGAGCCATCGCCAGTGTTGCCGCCACCAGCAGTGGCACTGGCAGTGCCCACCTTGATCTTACCGACCACATGGCCAGCCTTCAGGACCTCGCCTGACAGCACAGTGACGCTCTCGCGAGACTGGGTGCCGGGCGCTTCGGATACAAGAAATTCGCCAGCGTGCTGGCCTTCGGTTTTTACAGTCATGATTCACCTCACTTGGTGGTTTTGCTGAATGCCGCCGACCAGCTGCCAGCGTGATTTTCAGAACGGTTTTGATGGTGGTTCGAATTGATATTGGGATCGACCGAGGCTTTGGCCTCTTGGATCGCATGGCGAAGCAGATCTACAGGGCTGCCCAAGTGGGCCATCATGCCGGTGGCGTCGATGCTCTGGGCTTTGGCCAGATCCTTGATTTCACCAGCCAGCTTCAGGCGCTGCTCAATGGTGGCCATCGGCAGCTTGGCTTGAGCCATCGGAACGGCCAGATCAGCGAATCCAGCTTCGGCGCACTTGGTGATTACATCGTCAGCCGGTGCTGCAGCTGGGTTGCGGAAGGCTTCCAGTTCGGCAGTCAGGCTTTCGATGCTACTGCCTTGCTCTTTAATCTGATCTTTGAGCGCTGCAATCTTGCCCTGCTCAGCCAGAATCTGTGTCTCGGCAGCACGTACCTTACCCTGCATCTCAAACATTGCCTGGTCCATACAGGCAGCGGCTTTGAGCTGCTCGCTCTTATCGGTAGCAAAGCCTAGCGCGATCGCCTTGTCTGCATCCATGTAGTAGTCGCCTTGGCTCAGCATGTCGCGGATCGACTCTTCAGTTTGGCCGGTGCGTGCCACATAAAGCTCAATGATCGCGTTTTCGATCTCGTCCACACGGTCGGCATGGTTGCGCAGATCTTCCGCGGTAAACCACCCATCCAGCCCGGCGGAAGGCTTGTGCGCCATCACGCGGCTTCCGAGCAGCATGGTCCGGGTATCACCCGCCAGCATGATCACAGAGCCGATACTTGCAGCCATCGCTTCCACAGTGACGTGCACTTTGGCTTTATGGTTGATCAAGTAGTTAGCGATGCGGATACCAGAGAAAACATCACCACCCGGCGTGTTCAGTTTCAGGTTGATCTCGGTCAGATCGCCGAGCGCATCCACTGCGTCGATAAAGTCTCGGGCCGACTTCTCGCCGAAGAAGTCCACGACCCAATCCGGACTCCAGTCTGATGCAATGATTTTGTCGATGGTGACATTGGCAGTGCCGTCACCGTTGGCTTGTGCTTTAAACCATTTCATGGTCAGGCATCCTCAGGTTGTAGACCTGCCTTTTTTTCCAGGTCGCGTTTACGTTTGCGGGATTCCACGTTCTTGGCCTGCACATCACCGGCCCGGTAGCCGCGCTTGGCAACGGCGGCGTCGTGGGATTCCAGATCGTGTTCGATCTCGGTCACAGTGGCCTCAACATCCTGTGTCGGGTGAATGTGCGGCCAGCGGTGAGTGCGCCAGTCGCGCTTGTTGTAGTCGTTGTATCGGGCGGCATAATCGGGTGCGGAAGCCAGGCCGACGGCCACAGCTTGATCCGTGAACCAGAAGCCGACACGCTCGCAGATCTGGTGGATGCACAAATGATCCTGCGCCATCTCGATTTCCCGGCGGTATTCCTGGATCATGGCCCGGTAGATCCGGTCGTTGACGCCTTCCCAGTCGTTAGTCATTAGCTGGTACAGAGACTTAGCGCCAGCGGCAATCGCCAATAACTGCTGCTTCTGGTAGTCCTTGTAGCCACTTCCGGTGTTGTCGCCGTCGAACAGGGTCAGCTTTTCGCCGGGCAGGCCGGTCAGGATCGTGCCCGGCTGGGCGTTGATCTCCGGCAGGCCATCCTCATCCGTGACCGGCTCCCCGGTGATCGGGTCGAACTGCCAGTCGCTGTCGCCGCTGTACTCTTTCTGCAAAAACGCGGTGAACGGTGCGCGGGTCTCTTTCCGGCGCAGTTCCGCATCTTCGTAGTTGTCGTAGGTGTGGGCGCGCAGCAGGGCCGGAACAATATCCGGCTCACCTCGCACCTGTCCCGGTCTCAGCGGTAGGTAGTGGTGGATAATCTGATCAGCCGGGACACGCACCGGCATATTCGCGCCGACGCTGTAGCCGTCCTGCGGGTGTTCCGGGTACATCCAGACAGCGGCCAAACGACCCCGTTTGGTGTACTCCTTGCCAGCGATAATCCGGTTACCGTTGGCCAGATCCTGATTCAGGTCGAGCGGCACATGATCCGGCTCGATCACCTGCAACTGGATCGGCAGGGTCAGACCCCAAGCGAACGGGCGATACCGAACGCGAATGAACACCTCGCCCGACATGCGCCGGGTGCGTACCGCTTGCGCCAGCTGGCCGTAAAAATCCAGCGAGCCGTCAGCGCAGCTCTCACCGGTCCACGGCAGCCAGAGCTGCTCCAGCGCCTCGTTGAACTCCGGCACGCTGGATTCGAATAGCGGCACAATCCCGGTGCCAACTTCGTTGGAGACGTTGCGACTGATCGCCCGCTCGATCCAAGGGTTGTTTCGGAACGCATGGCGTGACCGGTTGCGCAGCGTTGACAGTGACGCATTCAGTGCCCGGTTCGGCCCGGACGGCGGCGCTACCATACCGGCAGCACGGCGACCCTGTGTTGCGCCCTCATACGCCTGAGCGCGGGCGTTCAGCACACTGTATCGGCCATCGCTCCCTGCTTTGATCGTCAGGCGCGGTTTACTCATTACAACCCCTTGCTGACATTAACCCGCACACCACGGCGCGGGCGGCGGTTTTCGGCGGCGGCCAAAGCCTTCTCGATCCGCGCCTCAGCGGCATGCAATTCAGCCATCGAGCGATACGTCACCGACTTGCCATCGGCATAGGTGACGGACTTCTCGCCGCTGGCAATCGCTTCGCGGATGCTGTCCAGATCGTCTTGGGTGAAGGCCATCAGCCGATTCTGCCTCTGGTTCTGCTTCGCCTCCGTTCAGCCGGTGGCGGTGCGTTGGATTTGCGGGTGGCGGATCGAACGCCGTCTGCCTGAATCTCGCTGTTGTTGTCCCAGTCGCGAGCCCATGGCGGCGGTGCGTCCCAGTTGATTTTGTCGTAGCCGCGCTTGGTTGCCGCGGCATCGGCGTAGACCATTAGGTCAAAGGCTTCATTGTTGCCTTTGCCGGGCTTTTTCCATTTGCCATCCGGGCCACGCTGCTCGTAGGTCAACTCTTCAAAAAACCATTCGCCCAGCCACTCGGGGAAGTGGCAGCAGTTCGGCCCCGGCTCGGTGCGCTCCATGTGGTTGCTGATCGTGTCCTTGATCAGGTTCGTGTTCAGAATGTGCAGCGGGATATCGCCTCGGCTGGATGCGTGCCGGTCTTTCCGGCCCGTGCTGTCCGGCCAGGTCTCGCGCATACGCGGCGCGTTGATCGTGCTACCACCCTTCACCAGCATGATCTTGTGGTGCAGGCCGGAGCGTTTCATCGAGCGGTAGAACTGGTAGGCGTTCTCCGTCACACCATCCTCGCCGCCGGAGTCGATGGCGGTCAGCAGGACCGGCATTTCGCGGCCAGAACCATCACCCAGTGGGTATTTCCGGGTGATCACATGGCTGATCAGCAGATCCCAATCTTCGATGTGACCAGCTGGATCGATGCGCTTGAGTTCGCCATCCTCGTCCTTGCGCTCGGCTTTGCGCAGACTGAAGCGGTCGATCACCCAGCGCTCGCCGCGCTCACCGTATCCCAGCACCTGCACCACGAAGCGGCGCTTCTTGCCGCCCTGTACATCCACCGACCCGAACAGGCAGCGGACGCCTTCCGGCACCACGCGCTCGCCCAGCTTTTCGGAGCGCTGATGTAGAGCCTCGTGGCTGCGGGCGTTTTCGGCTTTGCGGTAGCGGTAGGGCCTGCCCCAGTCCGTATTGATCGTGGTCTTGAGCTTTTCCTGACTGCCGGTCTGCTCGTAGACCTCTTCAGCCTGTTGCAGCTTGATCGCGAGCGAGTCCCAGGTCTGAAAAGTGGCAGCCGGGCCTTCCATCCAAAACGAGGCGATCCGGGTATCTCGGGGCTCACCTTCGATCACGCCATCCCGGGTGATCGTGCAGCCTTCCGGCACGAACTGTCCGCGCCGGTTCAGGTCGCGCTTCTTGTTCGGATCTTCAATCACTGTGCCGCAGTGCGGACAGAATGGACGGCGGCGCTCAAGATTGAAGTTTTCCAGTATCGGCTGGAACCATTCGCTGCAGCTATCACAGGGCCAGTACAGCCGCTCGCGGGTGCCGAGGTTGTACAGCGCCAGCGCCCCTTTTGTCGGCGGGGCCATGTGCGGGTAACGCGGGTCCGGCTTCCAGTCTGGGTCGGTGATATCCCAGCCCGGCGAGGTTTCCACCATCGTCATGCCCGAGGACATGAATGTCTGAGTACGCTTCGTGGCCAGGCTGAACGGATCGCCCTCGCCGCTTAGGTTCTCCGGCAGGCGATCGTAATCGGTCAGCGCAACGAATCGGTAATCGGACGATGACAGCACGTTGACCGTCGGCCACTTGATCCCGAGGTAGTTGCCAGCTTTGAATGTCTTGTCGTGGACGTTGTTGTCATGCCCGTGCGGTGACATCAGCGCCGCCAGCTCCGGGCTGTTGCGCAGCATCCTATCGATGCGCTTCTTGCTGTACTCCCGCGCCTTCTCCTCGGAGATCTGCACGATCAGCATGTCGCCCGGGTCGGAGCTGATCACATAGGCGACCCAGCCGTCGATCAGGGCGTTTGTCTTGCCGGTTCGGGCCGGGCCGATGAATACCACCGCGTCATACTTGCGGCTGGCCAGACAATCCATCGGGCGGATCATGTAGGGTGTTAATTCGGGGCGGTAATCGTCAATTTTTCCGCCGCCGTCCACGACCTTCATTTTCTCGGATGCAGCAGCGCTCGGCTTGATGCGCCTCGGCGACTTGATCAGCCCGGCGACATCATGCTTGATCTGCCGCGCACTCGCCGTCGAGTTCATCATCTTCGATAATCCGCTGATACATCTGGTCGCGAAGGGAATCAATCACGCTTTGCACCCTGTCCACCGCTTCGCCTGGCAGCCCACAATCGCGCTCCAGAATATCCGGCAGGCTGTCCAGGGTTGTGGCCACCGCCTTGGCAAGGCTGCCCATCTCTCGATGGACTTCTTCAGCCACCACCAACCCGCGCAGCGTCTGCTCCAACTTCACCCGTTCGTTCTGAGCCTGATACCAGGCCCGCATTTCAGTGGGGGGTAGCTCGTCAGGGTTGACCCCGCCTGCCACTACAACATCAGCGAAGATCGCCGGGCCCGCATCCTTCAAGGCGTACACGTTTGCCCCGTTGCGAACCCCGCTCGGTATCACTCCTGCTGCATTGAGGCGCTGCCGGATTGTCCCCCGGTGAAATCCAAACGCCTCAGCGAGCCGGGTGATATTCCAGGAATAGGCGTCCTCTATGCGGTTGATCTCTGCCATCTTATTGAATCCATTGGCCGACACTCACGCCAGTGAGAAAATCAACAACCATGCGGGGTTGAGCTGGTTGGTGGTGGCGGCCCTAGAGCACCGAAAAAATGCCGTAAACCGGGTGGTTGCGCCTGCCCCGCGGGGTTTTGGCCGTCCCAGGGTCCCCGCCGATCCTCATGCACCGCCACTGTGCGCCGCTCTCAGGCGTTTGATCTCGCTCTCGCACCGCAGTCCTTCCTCTTCCAAACTCGCGATACGGGCGCTATTTCGAAACTCTGGCGCGACTCGCAGTAATTGCGCGATCTGCTCATCGATCTCCCACACCCGGCGGCGCAGGTCGTTCATGCGTTTCAGGTTCATTCAGGCAGGGGGGTGGGTTTTGAAGTTGACCAATCTCGGACGCTGGTCCGGTCGTCATTGCATTGCCTGACAACCAGTTCGCATTGCCCGATGTACTCGCCGAATGTTCCGTCGAGACCGGGGGCTGGTAGTGGATCAGTCCATATTCTCGGCACGGGCTCGCGTATCTGAGAGGGGGGTCTGGGTTCGGAACTTGCGCACCCGCTCAACCAGATCATCAGGAATATCAGTAGCAGCGCACTCGCCCATCGATTCCAGTTCGGCGGACAGGCGATCCGCCCGGCGACTGGCTGCGAGACGGGCCTGAGCGGTGACAGCCAGCATTCGATCAGTCTCATCACGTTGTGCGCGCTCCTGCTTGATAGTGTCGCTCAGATGGGTGATTGCCTGCTCAGCTTGTTTGAGCTCAGCACCTCGGGTGGCTGCCGTTTCGATGGACCACCAGAGACCACCAGCCAGCGCGACGATGACAGCAGCGACGATCAGGCGGGTGTACATCAGTCCTCGCGCCCACGCTTGTGCTGGTAGTACCAGTTCACGGCAAACGTCAGCATGGCCATAATTGCGCCTACAGCGCCTGCGTTGTTGTTCAGCCACTGCAGAGCATCACCCAATACAAGACCGCCAGACACGGTGTACGTAAGGCCCGCAGCCGTTCGTTGCACAAGATCGGCGTGCTGGTCGATGTTCACTCGGCGCTCCTTAATTCGATGCGTGTTCATTACCCAGCCCTGATAGACACAGGTCGCGCTCGGCGGCGCGGCGCTTCACCAGCCCTGGCAGTTTGATTCCCTTGGCGTAGACCCAGCGCGGCAGCTCATTACACGCGCCACGGCGATCACCGGCGTTCAGTTTGCGCAGGAGAGTGCTGCGCTCAAATGCGCCAGTGCCAACGTTGTAGGCAAACGAGGTATAGGCAGCCTTCTCTTCATGCGAGAGCGGCACTGCGGCGAGGTTGCTGACATCGTGGGCGTACTGGACAACTTCGTCCGTCAGTAGCTGTTCGCACTGCTCAGGTGTGGCGGTATCGCCTATCTGGACGCCGTGGGTGTATCCGAAACAAATAGTCGGAATGCCTACTGGGTCGTTATATGCAGTGGTGCGCAACCCCTCAAACCCGGCAACAGCCGACAGAGCGATGGCCAGCCATGTCTTCTTACCGGGGCGAATCATAATCGGGGATGCTGAGGCAGGTTTCAGACACAAAAAAACCCCGCCGTGGCGAGGTTCTGTTGTTCGTGGTCACTTCGACCAGATTAGCTAAATCGTAGTATCTCAGGGCCGACTTTGCAACCCTTAACTGGATATTTATCCAGCTAAAGCCAAATGACCGAAAAGTCGATCTGTTTTGAGTAATTCGAGCGCCATCACTTCCCGCCCTCTCGATAATCGCCCCTTGTACTGATCCAGTGTCATACCCATCAAAACAGCTATCTCATCGCCACTTTTGCCGCGATAAAACCGGCTAGCCAGAACAGCCAGTGCTTGATGCTTCGGCACCTCTCCAGTACCAACAGGTGATCCGAGTAGATGTTTAGCCAGCCCCAGATCGACATGCTCACCCCGGATAAACTCCATTTCACGGACCATTTTATCGTTTGATCGATCCATCCCTGAGCGCCCGGGCAGGTCACCCTGATAGTCGATCAGCATCTGCAACGTACTCGGCTGATGCCACCCCGCCGATTTCGTCGTGCTCTCCAGGTCATTCAGGTAGACCTCGATCAGTTTATCGATCCGCGCCCGCATCTGCTTGTCGATAGCCATCACGCCTCCCGCCAGATAACCGATTGCCCATCAAACCCGACGGCCTGCCGCCCAGGCTCGATAATAATCTCCCCGCGCTCGCCCCAGAATTTCAGAGCGTCCGCGTGAAAAATATGCTGATCCTCTGTGTGTACCGCATCCCACAGCGCCTTGAGCAGGTTGTCTGTATCTGGCTTGCCCTGGTGGGGCTGACCAAGCTGCTCCGCTCTGCGCTTCTTACTCCATGATTGGGGCATAGGCAGCACGAAAATCACGCGGTCACCTGTCGGCCTCAGATCGATACCCAAGGCCCGCACCTGGTCTTTAAATGCCCTGTATCGCATCACAGCAGGGCGCTTTTGCCATCGATCACGCTGCGTCTGGCGGGGCTTTGGGACTGGGTCAATCAGATAGCGTTTTGCCTCTGCGCCAGCCGGGAGCTGATAACTACGCTCATCGCCAGCGAGCAGATCGCGCTGAGCCTCACGAGCAGCCAGCTTTGCCAATATAAAACCTGCTTCAACCCTACTCACTCGACATCCTCCAGCGCTATCGCCATTCGCTCCGCCGCTTTCCGCACATCCGCCGCTGAGTCGCACTTCAGATTAGTTGCCACCTCACGCAGATCATCAGCCGAAATACCGAACCAGATACACAGCTCGATATTGCCCGCCAGCATCACCGGGCGCTCTGCATCATCATGATGTGCGGCAAACAGAACATTGCCGATCATTTGCTTGCGAACTGCCTCGGTCGTCAGTCCTTGAGTGATCAAAACACACCCTCCTGCTCGTCCAGTTTTGCCAGTGCGTGACGGGTTAGAATCAGCAGCTCTTGCTCCGTGCCGAATCGCTCGATAAACCGCGTTTTGTCGAGATGTATGCTGGGCACTGCTGGGTGATGCGTCCCGCGATGATGCGCAGGGCATAGCGGGATGGCATCGCCATGGGAGGCCTTCTGCCCGACTCCAGCGCCAGCGCGGGGGTGATGCATTTCTGCAGGCGTCCCGGGTGTACCTTGAACGCGGCAGGCGATACACCCGATTTCAAACAGACGATTCAAATGGTCTTTGTCGGCCTTTTTCATTCCGCTTTAATCTCCCAACGACCTGATTCAGCCTGCACAACCCTTTCAGCGTCCACCGTCTCATCGATAAACCGGGTGAATGCCGTATGATCCTGAATAGTTCCGTGGTTTCGTCCAAAGTGCCCGGTGTAGTGCGTGCCGGGAAACGCCTGCTTCATGCAGTGGATAAAATCGACAAACGAGTGATACGCGTTGTTTTTACCGCCTGCTCGCAGATACGCGGCATACCGCGGGTTTGTCGGTTTGAATGCGTCGAGTAGTGTGGTCATGCCGCCCTCGCCTCCCTGTATTCCGCATAGGCCGCCAGTGCAGGCTCACCCCAAATCACATTCAGCTCGGTACCCAGGGCATAGAGAAATTCGATAAACGCCGCCGCCTCCGCTTTTCTGAACCTGCGGGTGCTTGGTCTTACCGTCACCCACTCTTTGAGTTTGTGGCTGTAAACCGTCTCGCCCGGATGCGTTAATGGCGTACCAGCCTGCTTCATCTCCTCGGCAAACTCAGCCACCATGAGCGCCTTCACGCCCTCAAACGTATTTCCCCGGAACGCACAGCGGTGAATGTCCTTGATCATGGCGTGGTACTTCGCCTCCTGGCTGCGGGACTTGCTCATCTCGCCAACCCAGATGGAGCATTGCTTGCCTGACTTCACAATCTCGCAGGCCAGTTGCCACATCCGCGCCGCACCCGGCCTTAGCTGGGTTTCGTTGTGGATTGCAATCTCGAGACTATTCACCCAGCACCCCCAGCTTGCGCAGCATATCCGCTGGCAGCAGTACGGCGTCCACCGCCCGATACCGGGTGATCGCGACTGGTTTTTTGTCATTCAGCAGGCCGGAGATAGAGATAGCCCCGGCATTGGCGACACTGATCCGGTTATCCATGGCTTCATTGAACAAAGCCTGTATTTCACTGAGCCGATTATCCCGGTCAATCAGGGCGCGCTGGAGGCGTTTGTTTTCTTCAACGGATGTCTTTAGGTTGCGTTCGCTTTCAGCACTCATTGGCGATTTCCTCCAGCTGGATTAATGTCTGCTCCGCGTCCGCCAACTGCTCCTTCGCTCTCTGGTAGCTCCACCGATCCGCTTGTGAGCAGTGCTTGCCTTTCGATCTATCGTTCTCAAACATCATGATAACGAGCCTGCATTCCTTGATTTTTCGCTGTGTCTGGTCGATAGCGAGGTGTTCCAGGTAGGTCATGCCACACCCCGCATTTCACTGGAGTAGTGGACGTACCGGTGTGGACGGGCTGTCAGCCCCTCCAGGTATTGAGTGGTTTTCGGGCAGAACCAGAGGCCAACTCCACCTTCCCATTCGCCGTTACGCTGCTTGCAGCACTCGAAAACAGCGTCGGGCTTTTGGTTGATCGCCTCATACGCCGCATCAACGTCCTCAACGTCTGCGACACCCTGCTCCAGCTTCTCCAGCTCGCGCTCTTTCGGCTTGTTGCGCCAGATGGTGAACACGTTATCCGCCAGATCCGTCACCGCCCCGGTGCCCTTCACGTCCATTTTCCCGGTGGGCTTCATCTCGCTCTCGCCTTTACGGCTGTGAGTAACGAGAAACACATGAACGCCGTGCTTATTCTTGAAGTCACACAGCTTTTCGATGAACAGCTTCTGGCCGCTGTAATCATCCTCTGCAATGCCGCATTTCATCAGCGAATCCACCACGAACAGGTCGATGCCGTAGCGGCGGCGGGCGTACAGGAACACCTCCAGTAGTCGATCCGTCTTGGCCGTCCCGGTCAGGTCGAATATCCAGAGCTTGTCCCTGTACCATTCCACGGCGGCACGGATGTAGTCCTCTGCCGGAATGCCGGTATTCACTGCGCAGGCTTGCCGGGTCAGGCGACCGAGTAGGCGCTTTGGTGGGAGCTCCATTGAGGCGATACAGATACGCCGGGTTTGCTCCATGGCCCCGAGACACAGGTGACCAACGATCTGGCTCTTACCATGCCCGTTAACGCCATTGATGATGCTCAGCTCTGCATCCCGGAACCTGAATTTGTGGGTTGTTTTTTCCCAGGGCGCGAGAAATCCAGGCTCTTCGCCCTTTGGGTGGAATAGCTCCACCACGTCATCGGCGTAGTCGGCAGCAGATCGCAGTTCCTGGGGGTCGTAGGCGCGGGCCTCTTTGACCAATACGGCGGCAGCCTCGGGCGTAAATACCCCCATCTGCAACGCCTCGTTGGCATCCTTGGTCAGTAGCCCCTCAACGACACGACAGCGATGCGATCCCAGCCGGTCGATAATTTCGGCCACCGCGGCCTTGCCGGTATCGTCGTTGTCCATCGCCAGGATGATTTCATCGAACCGTTCCAGGTTGTCGAACTCGTTATCGATCCACTGCTGCTTAGCGCCCTTGCCGCCGCCGAACGGAACCGACAGTGCCGGTTGTCCGGCCTGCCACCAGCTACAGGCGTCAATCTCGCCCTCACAGATCACCACATGCCGTGCGTTGTCGGGGATGGCCTGCCAGCCGAACAGACAGGGCTCCTGCTCGCCACTGGTGGGCTTGGGCGGCTCCGTGCGCTTGCCGTTGGCGTCCCGGCGCACCGAGTCCTGCTTGATCATCCGGGCCTCACCGTCGCGGATGTACGGGAAAATCATGTGATGGCCGGATTCAGCGATCTTGAACGCCTCGATGGTGCGTGGTTCAAGGCATCGGACCTTGGTCAGATACTCCAGTACCTCGGATTTCGGCGCGGTACACTTCGGCTTGCGCGGGGCTTTGTAGCGGGGTTTTTCGTAGCCGCTGAACCTGGGTTTTTCGTCCTCCCGGATGCCGATATGTGCCTTGGCCTCTCGGATTGCGGTAGGCAGGTCACACCCACGAACAGCGCTCCACAGGTCGATCAGGTCGCCACCTTCCCCGGTGGCAAAGTCCTGCCAGATTCCGGCACGCTCGCCCTTGATCCGCACCCCGAGGCTCTTTCCCGCCTCGCCGGATGTGGAGCCGACACGCCATTCCTGGCCATCGCGCTTGCCGTTGGGGAGGAGGTGCTGTGCGATCCCAGCCGCATCGCGGGCCAGTTCGCGGCTCAGTTCTGCCGGGGTCATATGTACACCACTCCGGCCAGAGGGTCGTTCGGATTTTCGTAGGTTTTTCGCGGGGCACTCTTGGACCACTTTCCGGCATTGCGCAGCCATGTGCGCAGCGCAGCGTCCCAGTCTTTGAACTTCGAGCCCTTGGCCAGGTGGTGATCGCAGAACTGCTCAAACTCGCCGGCAAGGTCCACGCCGAGTTTTGAGGCTAGTTCCCGGTGCTTGCCGTTGGGGGTGAAATTATCCGGCAGTTGGGATGCCCTGGACTGGGCTTTTGCCTTTGGCTTCAGATCAGCCTGTTGAGGTGGGTCATCGCAACGCGATGCGCCCCTATAATCTTCTTGTGTAATATTGTCTTTCTTATTGTGTACCCCGTTTTCGGGTAGGTTTTTACCCGTTTTCGGGTAATCCGTTACCCGTTTTCGGGTAGTTTTATACCCATTTTCGGGTAATTTGTTTTTACCCGTTTTCGGGTAATTTTGCTCGATCACCCACTCATCGATAGCTAGATTTACACCCAGTTTTTTGCCATCTTTGAGCAAGATTTTTCGATCGATCAGAGAGCGCTTTATCTCAGACTGGTGGTTCTGTGTGATGCCTGTTAAATCCTCCAATTGACCTGCGGCAATCCAATCCATCTCGCGACGGTAGCCGATGGTTTTGAGGATAACTGCATGCAGGAAGCGGAACTCGCGCCCACTCAGTTGAACTTGACAGAGCATTTCACTCAGGGTATTAGACAGCTTGAACCATCCGTCCTCTGTGTCGGCCATACGGCGCCCCTGAAGCTGGATTATTTCGGCGGTTTGGGTCAT